AACATTTCCATTCAATGCGTCTTCGTATTTCTTTCGCAAGTGTGTGGTGATTTCATCAAATGATTTTTGTTCCACCCACATTCTCAGCACTTCTTCTTGTATTCCTTTGGCGAATTTAGTCTCCGAAATTTTCTTTGCGGAAAACCCTGTCATGGCAAACTTAGGTTCGTCTAGCCAAACGCCATCTAGCCAAGATACAAGACCTGCATTTCTGTTCTTTGTGTTTCCCACTCCCAAAGAAGAGTAGAATTTTTCAAATTCCAATACTACAGGATGTTCTTCTAAGCCGAGAACATTCGGGAACTTCTTACGCACTTCATTGTTGATGTGTTCAATGGCTTCTTGAGCCTTCTCTACAGAATCAATCTGCACATAGATAGAATCAGTATGGCCGTAGACTACTTTCATTATTATTCCTCCAAGTTATTAGTAAAATCATAGATGGATGTTGGTTTATTGCGTATTTCCTTTATGGTGAAAAAAAGCGTGAGAGATGTTAGGAATAACCAAAACGCAAAGGTTTCCTCAAAGTAGTTATTGAAATAATATTCAGCAAATTCGTTAAAATTCATATTTTTACTCCTCCAAATCTAGCAATCATTTACTTATCCTCCTCATTTTTCTAAAACATTTATGACAAATTTGGTGGTTTGGATGCAGAACATCCTCCCATACATGGCAGACTCTACAATGCTTTGTCATATTTTCATCTCCTTAGCAACTTTAGCCGCCTCACGAATAGCCTCCCTAGCACTCGCTGTTATGCTAGCCGCTAGTTTTGAATCTGCCCATCCGAATCCCTTGAAAGCAAGAATGCCGTAGAAAGAAGCCATCAGCCTCTTCACAGCCATTTGGTTGTTGTTCCACTTTACGACATCACCCTTCAAACCATTCTCTCTTGCTTCCTTCATCTCTTTTTTGTAGTCGTTTCTCAACGCCTTCAACTCAAGAATTGAACGAGGAAGTAGCCCTAGTTCATCCGTTTTGAAGTAAACCATGTCCTCGGTGTAGTCTTCGGGCAGAGGTTGGAGATTTTGGGGGGTGTTCAAATCTGCCCCGAATAAGGTGGGTGTATCGCTGACGGTTTCAAAACTGATGTTGCGAGCGACTATCATTGAAGGATAGAGGCCAGCAAAATCAAATGCCGCTACATTGAGGTGTAGTCCGTTAGTTCCTCCCTCCTTAACAGGATGATAAATCATAGCCCCCGAATACGACAATGACTCTCCACACTTCTTGCAGGTCTTGAGTTGCTTGTCTTTAGGATTCTCAAATCCACATGCTTCACATTTCTTCGTCTTCAACTTCTTTCCAGTCTTACACTTCCAAGAAGCGTTTCGCATGAAGTAGATAGAACCCATGTGTGAAGCAAAAAAGCAAGATTCAAAGGGAGCCTTTAGCAATCTCTGTAAGGCAATAATAGCCTCACTACAATGGTTCTCTTCATCAATTCTACGAAGCAATTCTACATCTGTAATCGTGTATTGTAGATAGGATTCTGTGTCCTCAAGCCAAGCCCTAGAATAGAATTCGTTGGGGTCTGTGAACTTCGTCTCAATGTGTTTACCTTCCCCAAAAAGAGTCTTGGAAACGAAATCCAAGGATAGACTTGGCAGAGTTCCCTTCTGTGCATCATTCCATTGTCGCTCAAAAGCAACATCAAGGTTGAGCATAAGCCTCCCCTTAACGGGCTGTGCAATAGGAGAATACCCCTTCTCCTTTGAGAATGTTAAGTTCCCTTCTATGTCTTCATTTACCCCATCAATAACTCCCATTGGAGAAAATACTCTTGGGTCAATACCGTTAGCAACACATCTGCTTAACAATTTCGGCAAGTCAAACTTAAGACCAAACCAAGCAATCATCATGTCGGGATTTTTAGCACAGAGATAGCCTAGAAATTCTCCAAGCATTTCTTCTTCACTATTAGAACGCCAAAGTAAACAATGATATCCTTCAATGCTTGGCTCACTAAGTTCTTCATGATTTCCATCGGGATGCCAAACCCAAGTGTTGAACTCTTTCGTTTCGTTATTGTAGAGGGCGATTGCTGTAATTTTGCCGTCATGTTCTCCGCCTTGTTGCCATTCCATATCCCAATAGAATTTCGTAAGTTTGTATTCGGGCATTTCTGTAATGTTGTCCACAGCGTATCGGTTGATAACGGATACATCAGCCTCGTATGTCATGTCTCCATTAATCGGGTGAATGAACGGCTTTTTTGCGTCTTCAACATGCCGAGGCAAATGGTAATACACTTTTTTTAATTTCTTGCCATCAATTGAATACCATTCTCCTTGCTCATAGGTTAAAGGCCTTTTTAGATAGGGGCCAGTTTTGTATGATTTTACTTCTTTGTAAGTTGCGGGGACGAAAAAATACGGGCGGTGTGTTGCCATTTGAACCTGCAATTTTCCGTATTCGTCTTTCCAAGATTTGTATATTTGATTTTCATTATTCGCAATAATCATGAATTACCCTCAATTAATTCTAGGCGCACGAATGATAAAACGGTTGCTAGAACAAGCAAAAACCGGAGATTCGTCCTTCAAGAAAAGCCAAAAGTTTTCATTGAAGAATTTGTAAATTGGTGCTGATATCTCTACAATACTGGCCTCACCTTCACTAGTAAGAGGCATAACATTCCGTGTGAAGTTTTGAGAATTGGATTCTGCGCTAATGGCTAATCCATCACGAATGGTATAGTGTAGTTTGAATCCCATACCTATCCTTTCTGCCATTTTAACAGCCGTTGCGAATTCGTTATTGTCCATCTCTAAGGCTGTCTCGTATTGTGTTTTACCGAAAGAAGGTAGAGTCATTGAACTTTGGAATTCATTCGCCAAAGGCATAGAATTACCTTTCACCATGTCAATAGCGCCTTCGTATGGGTGTTCTGTCATGATTGAGATTGAAAGATTCGTGTCATTTGTAGACAAAACAAGCCTACCTCTTTCTAATGAGAGAGTAATATTTTCACCAAGGTCTTTCAAGAACCCATTAGTGTTATCCGTGTCAAACACTACCTTCTCGTTTAACTGCAAACCACCTTCTTCAACAGTTGGTGTAGCGGAAATAGCGCACATTGTAATCGTGGACATATCAGCGTTCCAAAGCCTCAATTCAAATGAATCATTCTCACTTTCGGATACTTCAAGATAAATGTAGTCTCCAACTTTGGATGAGGAAGAGTAATATTTACCCTTCAACATACAATCATCTACTGCTTCTCTAAATTCTTTAGCGTTCACTGTAAACTTCAAATGCTCATCTCCGCAAGTTCTAGAATACCGTCCCACTTAACTTCACCTTCGTTGTCAAAGGTGCAGAAAGAGATTTTCTTACCGACCATTTTAGGAAAGTATTTGCTACTCTTAATTGTAGCCACATACTGCATTCCCTTGATAGTCATGCGCTGATTTGTGCGAATGACTGTGTGGAGTTTTGAATCCACACGGTTCCAAATGGCTTTTGCTGGTTCGTCTCTAAATGGTTCCTTTGTGTGTGTGATAAACAAACGATGGCACTCAAGAGCAATAGCCTCGCCAATTACGGTCTTGAAAGGATTATTTCTTTGATGCCATTCCTGTTGCTTTTGTGGTTTGTAAGGTCGCATTCTAGAATTTTCCATGCCCGTCATGTAAGTGGTGCAATCATCAAGCCATGAATCTACACCATCCCAAACAAAAAGAACAGGTTCTTCACTTCTCTTAATTTCATTAGCAACATGAGCAATAAAAGTTCTAATGTTGCCTTGAGTTTTGTATGGGTCGGAATCGCCATTTTCGTCCTTAGCGTTAGGATTGTAAATAACAATGCGATTCGTAGAATCATGATTTGTTTTCCAAGTGGGGACTGCCCCCACATCACAATCCAAGTAGTAGGTCTTAAGGTTAGTATCCATCGCTAGTCCCGATTTTCCGGTCTTCGCTTCGCCTTCAATCCCTGCAAGAAGCAAGTGCTTCTGCGACATATATTCCTGTTGTTGCGCTTTTAGAATAGCGTCAAAGCCATCCAACTTAATTTCTGTTTCTTCTTTCTTCATATTATCACCTAATTTTCATTTATTTTTTTCCAATGTTCTTGTAATTCTTCCAAGTCTTCTTTAGAATGTAAGACGATTCTTACCTCCTTTGTTCCGATATGGAGTTTGACATGATAGTTTTCGTCTTCCCAATTCTGTTTGAGGGTAATGAAATTCACCTGCTTCAAATCCACAGTCCATTTATCCTCAAAATAAATATATTGTCCATCGTATTCCAACATTAAACTTCCCTCCCATCTGCATCAAAAGCCCATGCTTTGTATTCCAAAAAGAAAGATTGGAATTCATCTAAGGAACACTCTTCAAGAATGTAGTCTTGAGCCGCCGAGTGGATTTTCAAGAGAACTCTCTTCTTGCCGTCAAGATATTCCCAAGAGATATGTTGTATGTTTTCATAGCGAATAAACGCTCTAGAAGTTTCAATTGTTTTTGTTGTAATGTTCATGTAATCACCTTGAATGGATAGGGCATCGCACCCATCCGAGCGTCTGTTTTCCCTTGACCTACGCTTACGCCAAGCACGAAGATAAGACGGTGTTATTGCCCAATTCCGCCTTATCCTTGGGAATGGTGACTAGTATCAAAACCAGTCCAAGTCTTCCTCCGTTGCCTGTTCAATCTCAACAACTTGTCCACGGCGCTCTTTAACAAACATGCCGCTAACATTGATAGTGACGGGTTGAAGTCCTTCATCCGTTTCTCGTTGTGAAGTGCGACCCACAACAGTCACAGTAGAACCGATTCCAAAGTCAATCTCAATACCTTCGGGAATCCAACAAGTAACCATACCTTCTTCTTCGTAGTCAAATTCCGCCGTAAGGTCGGTAATGTTGATGATACGGTTTCCGTTGGCTGTTGGAGTCATATTGATGTTGCACACCGTTCCGTTTGTGATAACGAACCGCTCTGCTACTGGCTTATCCATCATGTTAGAATGTGCCTCTTGCAGATTGCCGAGATACACAACATGGTTAGGGGCCGCAGAAGCAATCAAGTTATGCTTGTTCAATCCCGAAGTGTCTCTGTAAAGTTCGCCTTCGGGGTCTTGCTCATCATTCATTCGGAGACTTCCAATGGTCTTGTCCGTGAAACCGTAGATGTAGCCATCACGGTTAGAATCCTTGATAACAACCATACTAAGCCACTTGAAGGTTTCCGGTTGGAACTCAATACCTCCCTTGTTCTTGTAAGAGAACTTGTAGAGTTGATACTGTTCATCGTCGTGAACCTTACCGATGAAGATACCGCTTCTTCGCATGACTGGATTGAGAGGCTTGCCGTAGTTGGCATTCTCTCCACCGTTTTGATAGCGAGGATTATTATCAAGAGGGATGATGATAGAACCATCCTCTAACTCTTGAACACAGTCGGGCAACTTCTTGACCATTTTGTTTTGAACCTCATCGTTGTGGTAGCGAGAAACAGAATAAAACCCGTTCTCTGCCTCTTCAACAATAGCGACAAAGCCGCTCTTGTGGGCGTTGAATGGGTCTTCTTTCCACTCTTCTACTGCTCTTCGTCGGTTGTATTCATTCAAGTCCCTAGGTTGTTCTAGAGAGATGAAGAAGCCAAAGGCTTGCTTGGCAAGTCCTCCTCCGCCACCGTTTGTTTCGTTGTTCGTAGACTTCTTACTACGGATAACTTGTGCCGCATAACTACGCCACATGGCAATAGCCACGGGGTTGTCGGATGCAAGGTTACCGTTCTCCGCTCGTATTTCATCAAATTTCAGTTGGGCTTCCTCAACGGAAATACCCAACTTCTCTGCCGCTTTCGCAATTTCGTTTTGCATTTTTTTTCACCTCTTATATTAGTTGGCCCACCATCCATGAAGCAAGTAATTTCGGGGTCATGGTGGTGGAACGCCACTCCCCTTCTCCAATCACTCGCAGGAATTTCAGTTTCATTTTAGCCTCCATATCACATCGGATAATGTATTCGTGCAATCCAATGCAGATTTCCTTAGCGGAACGACCTGCGTAGATTGACTGATGAATTTTTCCCAATGCTTCTTTTGTATTTTTATTGATTATTGCCGTTATTATTTCTTCATACTCTTGAAGGCCTTTCTCAATTTGTCTCGTTAATGTTGTTCCCGACACGATGCTAGCCTGCAACTCGGTGAGTGTTCTACGCAAATCACCTTGTAGTGAGTATATGAATGCTCCTAATTCGTCTTCCGAAGGGATTCTGTGACCCTCCTTCTGCAAAACCTGTTTGACAATACGACCGACTAAATCCAATGGAAGAGGATTAAATCGGTAATTTGCACATCGGCTCTGTAGAGCATGAATGATTTTATTCCTGTCATTACAGGTGATAATGAATCGGATGTTCATAGAATATTTTTCCATGATTCTCTTCATGGCGTTTTGGGCATCTCTTGTCATGCCATCCATCTCATCTAAAAGGATGATACGGAAAGGAACATTGTCCCCAATAACTGCGCTTTGGGCAATCTCCTTAATTTTCGTTCTAACTGTTTCCAGTTTTCTATCGTCCGAAGCATTCACTTCAAAGAAATTAGAATCCGTTTCATCTCCTAGAATCGCCTTAGCAAGAACAAGAGCAATTGTAGTCTTCCCTGTTCCCGAAGTTCCGTAAACTAGAATGTTCGGCATGTCTTTCATAGATACCCAAGTTTCAGCATCCATGACAAAGTGTTCTTGTCCCACAATTTCAGCAAGTTTTGTTGGTCTGTATTTTTCTGTCCACAACATGTTTAGCCCTCCGAAAGTTTCCATTTAGCCGTTAGAGTCGGCATAACTTCTGCCTTCTCAAATTCCTTAACTCGCAGAATTTGACCAACTTGATGAACAGTAGTCGTTCTGTTGGGATTCATTTGTAGAAGTCTTTGAACAAGTTCATTGGCAGTTAAGGGAAATTCCTTCCCTAGAATTTCTACTAAGTCTTTTCTTATGTTTTTATTTCTCGTTATTCTTACATTCTTTCTCGTCATTATTTTCACCTTTCCATTTCCATATTTTATTTTTGATATCGCTAATGAATTCCCTTCGCTTAAGGATTGACCCCAGTTGGCTAGAAGTTATGCCGTGGTGGGTGGTTCTGTTAATGTATTCGTAAACTTCTTGAGTAGATTTAGCGCCATTTTTAAGCGCATCTCTAACTGCATCAATTACTCTTTTCGTCAAAAGAAGTCCTCCAATGTTTTGATTTTGGGTTTCTTTGGTTTGTCTTTACGGACTTTCTTTTCGCCCAAACCCATAAGTCTACACTCTTCGTTGTTGTATTTCTTTTTGGCGAATTTTGCGAAGTCTTCGCTTTCTATCAATTGTTTAAACAGCCTTTCTTCGTCGGGCTTTAGCCCTACTCGCTTGAGTAAGCGTGGGGCTTTAGAATATTTACCTCTTTGGGCCATGTTAGTTTTGCGGAATAATTTCCCATCATGTGTGTAAGAAAGCATCTCGTAGAAGTATTCTTGAGGCCAACGGCGCTTTACTACACCATCAATAAACAACAACTTGTTCGGGTGTAGATTCTCTGTAATCCAAGAAATCATTTGAGTATCGGAGGGTTTGTTGAAAAGAAGCAAGTCCTTGATTAACTCTCTATCGCTGTTTCTCAAATAGTCGTTAATGAGAGTAAAGACATCACGCTCAAAAGAAAAGGGTTCTTCGCTTCTCGGTGCTAATCCCTTAACGGTTTCACGCAAATATTTTTTAGTTCCCACATTCTTGACTTTACAAATGTTTAGGATTTCTTTCGGAATACTTTTCCTATTCTTACTTGTCAAGACTACTGTTCCACGATAAGAACGAATAATCTTTACTATTTCTTTTGTGTTTGGTTTGAAATCAACATCCTCAATGATAATACCA